AAGATTTGATGGTGTTTTCAGGTTGCTTTCGGTTCGAATCCGACCAAGTTCTCCTATACTCATCTTCTTTGGATAAGGAATAAGCCAGTTTCGTTTCTCTTCATCAAAGCTATGCAGACTGATTTGAAGCGTCACATTGCCTTTAACGAAAGAAAAATCGCTCCCCTTAATTCCAATCGTTGAAACATAATGGTGAGTGTTCGGATATATTTCAGAAATACGCCCGATAGCTTCCTTTACGGCTTCAATGTTCAAGAATGGTTCTCCCATACGGGTGTAGTTTATCTTGAACTCATTGGCATCGCAAGGGTCGAATCCAGCCTGCTCAATGGCAAATTCCACCTGACCGACAATCTCATCAGCCGTAAGGTTGCGATAGCGTTTCATATTACCTGTAGCGCAAAACTTGCATCTTACAGGACATCCGCTCATTGTCGAAACTCCAATCATCCACCGTTCAGAACGATTTCCAAGATTATCATTGTCCAAGAAGTTCTGTTTTCTTCCGATAGCATCTTTTGTGTAGTACGGCAGAAAAGTGTCTGTCATTTCTATAAGCATGCCGTCTGCAAGACGTAAACAATACACTGTTCCATTTTTAAAACTCTTACTTTTTACTATATCCATGATTATTCAAAATTGAAATTGTCTTCATCATTCGGTTCAAAATCCGGAATATCATATCCAAAATCCATAATACCAATATCAATGTGGGGCGGATCGGAATCGAACCAATCTAATATACATCTACTACCTTTCGCCCCTAAACACCCTGCATATTCTCACGAACGGCAGGGGGGGAAAACCTAAATTATTAACCGCATGAAGTTCTACTTATGTTTACACCTTAGTATCTCCCGTCTCTTTATTATCGCTCTCCCCGTACATATTGTGTCGGAGCTTAAAGAATGAATAAGGGTGGATTTTGCCATCCCAATATCATCTTCACTCAAATAATCAAATATGGCAGAAATACTACCAAAGAAATGATCTTGTTTTTTAAAGATCAAATGAACATGTATTACTCTCATAGTTCCATATTTTTCTTATTTGGAAATAAGTGATTCAATTTTCTTTAAATCCTTCTTGGTTAGTCGGACTGCATCAGCTACCCGACTACAACCTTTATCTTCTACATGATCTACAATTTTTGATACATGTCGAAGGAAAGATTTTATTAGATAGTCGGGGAGTTGATGTTGTTTCATAAGCCATTTTCTTTTTTTTTTGTTGCATCCCAATCGGGTAGGTGTTTGTGCTATGTACAGTGCTTTAAATTCTTTTTCCATTATACTCTGATGCCATCTCTTCATAGCCAGGATCACCAAAGTAGGGTAGATAGCATCCTAACTCTGATTGAGCCCAGATTTTCATCTTGTCCATGAATGAAGATAATTCGGAAGTGCTCATTTCAGATGTTTTGTAATCGACTTGTTGAATTTCTCCTGTAAATCGGTTCGCTTCCTCTTTTGTCCCAAGAAGAGCTCTTTTGATATCTCTCTTGCAGTTCTCAAAAGAGGTGTAGCCGGCATGGTCGGCTATTACTTGCACCCACATGTGAAAAAGAGCATTCTGTGATAACGATCTTTTCTTAGTTTTTTTTGTTATTTCGAATGGATCGGTGCCTGATATTAATTTATTGTAATAGACCTCGGCTCGTTTCCTATCAAAAGGATTTTTGGGATCAAATAACATAATGCAACATTAAAAAGGTAGTCCGTCTTGAATTGGAGTATTAGGCGGCATAGGTGGAACATAATTCTGCTGTGGTTGTTGATATACCACTTGTTGTTGCTGTGCAGGCTGTGATGACCTTTGCTGTCTTGCTTCTATTTTATATCCTCTTATGGAATTTATATATTTAGTTTTCCCTTCTGCATCAATCCATTTCCTTCCTTGTATTTCGAAAGAAACAGTAACAATGTCATTTATTTGGAAATTGTTAAGCTCAGCACATCTGTCTCCCGAAAATTCAAACATTGGAAAATTTTCGAATTTATCACGTTCTCCAGTGTATGGATCGAACCGCGTAGAATCAATAACTACTTCTCTTTTCACAAAAGGATTACCGCCGTTTTTGGAAGGAATTTCCTGAATAGGTCCTATGTAGGAAATTTTGCCAGTAATTGTATTTGCCATTTTTATTTGAATTTAATTGTGTAACTTTGTTTTGCCATTTTAACCGCAGGGTGCAGTGTTATGATCTCCCCAGTGTTATCGTCTACAATAGTTGTATTATCGTGAACGGATTTCAAGAATCCTTCTCGCTCTTTCATCTTTGCTTGTAGTTCTTTCAAACTTGCCAAATATGCGTTGTATACAGGATCATTGCAAACGCTGTAATCATATGAAACTCCCATCTCTTTTAATGTTATCTCGCATCCGTTCCATGAAGTAGACTTGCCGTATTTCTCTGTCTCAGTAATAACAGAATCTTTTATTCTATCGTCATCCAATACTTTCTTCAATGTGTCATATAACCCTCTTATCTTAGCCACATGTTCTATCGGGTTTACATCGCCATCAAGAACAGGTATGATGATCGAGTTTGCAAGTTCTTGTTGACTTTGCTTGGTGACAGGGAATATCCCTATCTTCTTAATACTATTCTCCATATTTCGATTTTTTATATTGTAGATACATATCTATTACTGTTTGTAATTCAACTGACCCTATCTTGTAAAGGCTTTCCATTAACCGAGATACGGAGAAGTTTTGCTTTTTCTGTTTTGCATCCTTCTCCTTTTCTTCTATAAAGGCATACAATTTGTTCATGGACTCATCATTGTTCAGAAAGTCCGGTCGGAAAATCTTACGTGCGTCCAGATTAGTCTTTGGTGTATCCGCCGTATTTGCTTGCAAGTTAGATGCTTTGTTTGCATCATCATCATCGTCTATATTTAGGTTTAAAATAGAGCCGATAGCATATCTACGCTGGTAAGTAATACAAGACCCTATGCTTTGAGGATCATTCTTTACAGGACGCATAGCGTATGACGATAAAATCCATTCACCGGAGTTGTGCATAAGTATTGTTTCTAACTCATTCTCTCCTTTAGGCATCTGCATAATAGAAAGCCCGCATTCTGACAATGGTTTTTGTATCACATCCAGTATGTCTGCCAGTGAGGCATATTTACTTTTAAAGTAGGGATTTTTGCTGTCTTTTTTCACCTTCCCAACCTCTTGCTGGAATTTACAGAGAGCATTGGCAATCTCTTTTATCGATTCTGATCTTTCCATATTATAAATGTTTAATGTGTGGGCGCTAGGGAATCGAACCCCTTTCTTCCCCGGTAGGGGACGCTTTACCATTAAGCTATGCGCCCTGTTGCCTGCCTCCTGGCGGTAATTGTTCCCGGATAACCTATCAAAGTACACCGGGATGTTGTTTGAAATAATAAATAGAAACAAAATAACCGGTCTCTCACCGGACACTGTCCTTTAACAGCGGAGTTGATTAATTAAACATTGATTATTAATACTCACCCTACCGTGCTCCTGCCTACCGGACCATTGCAAATGTCAAGGTCTACCACTTTCAAGATTTGCGGTTGCCGATCTGAGGCGAGGTTTACACCTCGGATGCTTGTTTCTTTTGTGAAATGAGCTATTCCGGCTCAGTTCTTTTTAATTCTTGCCTACCCATTATGTAACTGCAATTTGTTGTAAGAGTTTCGAATGTCACGATTTACATTCTCCCTGTCCTTGGCAAGATTACGCTTGTCATCAACGAACGAACCATCATCTTTTGAAAATAACTCTTTTTCAATAGAGCGAATGGCTTCTGATTGACGGCTGTAACTTCCTTTCGAAGCTTCATTGAAAACAGAGGCGCCGTTTTTAACGAACTTGCCGATTTCTTTGAATATACACATAATACCTCCGTTTTTATTAGTTTTACGCTATTAATATTTTTCTTTTCTCTATACGCGCTTTGTCAGGGTCTTTATCAGGAGCAAACCATACAAGATACCACTCACCGTTTGCAAACTCTTTCCATATTTTACCGTCATATATTCCAGTAGGTATTGTGGTGGAATACTCTTTCAGAGCTTTAAAAGTATGATCACTCATAAGAGAGTAGGAATCATCCAATTCGATAAAACTTCCGTGAGGTTGTTTCCAACTCTTACCCAATGGGTCAGTAATTGGCGGTATTATCTGTTCTCCGTTCATATTCAATTATTTTTATTCTTTCGTTATGTCAATCCTGGGTGCAATAATAAGCCATTGTAAGCCAGAGGGCGTCGTGATCCAC